TTTACATACAAAAAATGCCTTTCTACAAAAGGCTAAAAAGAAACGAAATATATACATACAAAAGTATCTTTCTCTCGTAATTAATAGGCACCTGTGAGTGCTCCATTGTACTCCTCAGGGAATGATGTTCCATCCGGCATATCCATGGCTGGGACTTGATAAAAGTTAGTAACTCTAAGATCTGGTCCATAGCACCAAAACGCATTCGGTGTAGACATAGCACCACTCGACATCACGAACTTCATATTAATGGCCCCTTCAAACCAATTTAACGGGGACCTGCCACAGGAGAACTTGAACTGCTGGTAGTTGGGAATAAGAAATTGAGCACCTCGTTGCGGGCCGGAGTAAGTCAGCGGACCCAGCGGGTTCCGAGGGGGAACGCTGCCGGGTGATGGCTCTCTATAAGCGTACACATTCGTACCCTGGTTAGTGTTGACGAAAACTTTCTCAGATCCACTAACAGCAGCGAACAACAAACGATAATGGGCGGCAAAGGGAGTATATGCTGTGAGAGGTACCGAGGTAGGCCCAAAGACATTACCATTTCTGGGTATCACCAGCAACGTATTCTCATCTGTCAGACTATCGTAGTTGAGAGTTGACGGCTTCTGCATCAGGGCTCTAGCTGAAAGAACTTCTTCTCCCATCAAGATTTCAGTAACGGGATAGGGGCCCGACTCATCCAGCAGAGTGTAAGAGAGGTTTCCTTCAACGTCTTCATCTCCCGTCGCACCTGCCTGATATCTAATTCTGGTACTTCTTGCATACTCCATCACTTGTCCAGTTATCTCATTGTCTTTTAGAGGAATAGTATCACGGAGTAGGCCAAATCTCATATTTGGTTTTGCTCTCGCGAAAATGATAACCTTAACAGGGGTCTGTGTCACCCCAAGTTGAGAACGTAACGGGTTGACGACCCTAAAATGAAGAATGCCCATGGATATACCTGTCAGGGTCCCCACGGTATCAGAGTTGATAATACATGAGCGAAGCATGGGCTCCGGATTGGAGTAACCCACAGTAAGCTTCATATCTCTACCGGCACTAACATCATAGATGATATTGGGAGAAATATTAGTCGGATCTGTTCCTTGGCTCACCACGGTATCAGAGGTAGAAGTCCAGAAAACCTGTAATGTTCCTCTGTGCATCTTGCTCACGGGTATCACCACGGCATACTCCATGTCCCCTCTCCAATATCTAAAAGGAAAGCCTACATATCCTGCTGTCGTAAGGTGGATTCGCTCCGGATAATTTGCATCCTCATAAGCGAGGAAAGGTGATACCGGAACATTTCCTAGAATATCCCCACTCTCATCGTCAGGAGCCCACTCGAATTCCTTAACAATAGTCCATCGCGAGAAGAGACTTTCAAAGCTCGCTTGGTCTACATCAGTCTCACTCTGGATGCGTGGGTCTATGGAAATAGCGTTACCTTCAAGCAACCCAGCGGTCAAGACAGGGTCCTGAGAGTCAACTGTTGCGTTATTTGAGATTGAATAGAAGGCTCCAGTGTGTGGAGGGGAAAAATTCTCCCGGGTAAAACCGAACATTGCGGCTATACTCGAGACTCCCCCTGCTATACCAGAAATAGCTTTGGCAAACGGTCCAATAATGGGAAGAGATCCCATGAGTCCAGTAGCCGTAGAAACTATTTCAGCTCCTTCTGAGAACTTCAATTGGTACCTAAGCTGATACCTTGGGATTGTTAGGATGAAATCATCAACAACATTGGCGTAAATAGCCACATGCCCATACGCTGTACCACCTTGTACGGCGGTGTTAATGGGTGCCAAGCAATTGATGTGTACTCCCCAAGGCATATGAGAAAGTCCCTGGATCTCACTAACTCTGGCATAATCAGAAGGCCAGAACCATGGTAAGTCCAAAATGACATTCTGGCTTGCTGCGCAATCCACTCGAGCAAACCGATCAACCTGACAACAATTGGGATAATAGAGAGGTGTTATAGCCATATCCGTCAGGCGAGTGCTCGCGGTTGGGATAGCTGATACTACATATGATCCAAAACAATTAGCTGGAAAGGTAAACATTGCCGTCAAACGCAATGTCCCTCTCAACAACTTAAAGTTTTTGAGCTTATCAGCAACTGCCGGATTGGTCGCCCAAAGATACCAAACATTAATAGTCGCAATTTCACCAGAATCATTAGAGGAAAAGTCGGTGTCAAAGATTTTTACGGGTCTCTTAAGGAAGTTATCCAGTGGAGCCTGCATCAATTTTTGAGTAAGATGTTGGGTATCGTTAGTGGAGGAATGAATAGCTTCAATGTTTGAGTCGATAGCTCCGATATCATTGTGAAGCGTGGTATCGTGTTCTACGACAGGATTAACAACTGGCATAACGCCGGTTTCTACAGTGTGATTAGTTGCACTCATAGTTTGATTCAAGAAAGAAATGTGGTTTATTAAGGGTCAAACCACTAACCTCGCAGGGCCCTTATTCGGCCGGACCCCTTTGGCCGTCTGGAGTGAATTCCAGTGGTTCTGGATCATCCACTCTCCAAGTGCGGAAATTACCCGCCACCACATCGTCCATCGCCGCATCATAATCCTGCGTCTTAAGATAAGCATTAGGACCAAACTTCTCTAGAAAAGAAATGATGATAGGATCTAGTCGCTGGTATTGTTCCCTGCCATGGTATACTAGTTCCTTCTGAGCGCATGTCAGCATATCAGCCATGTGATCAACATGGGAAAGAGTCTTGGTCTTCTTAAACAAGAGCATCCGCACAATACTCTTCATATCCAGAGCACCCACATACAAATTAAAGTCTGGAAGGTACTTAAAAGTCCTCTTCAAGAACACTAGCTCAGAAAATTCTTTCCTCCGAATGTCCTTTGACTTAGACCCATCAGTCACATCGTAACCAAGATACTTCTTCCACATCTCAGCGGTGTTAGCAGGTCTCTCATGATTGGAGGCTATAACCATGTCGTCTCCATAGGTAACAATAGTGGTATGGAGACGGTAGGGTTGGAAGGAGGAGGGCAGTGGGTTAACGTGTCGTTGAGACCACCACTCCAAAGCTGCTCCTTTAACCTTCATGAGTTCTTCTGGGTGAAGCTCGTACCAAATCCTCCTCTCACCAAGACTCATACAGATAGAATTAACCTGAACGGTACTGTCGTGTCCAGAGAGGTTCCACTGTGTATTGACCAAGTCTCCAGTGACATTGACAAGCGCCGAGAGCATCATTGTAATACACAGAAACGCCTTGCGATCATCAGTCCCAAGGTACCGTGCCAGCTGTTCAAATACAAAGGCAACCTTGAGTAATGAGGCAGCATTAACCGTCCGATCAAGAGATTTAGCATCCATATCATAATAATACAAACCTGTGACCTTCAGTCTCTTAACTAAAGTATTGATACTCTGTGCATTTGTCATGTCGATCCCGACCATGCATTCACTAAGAAAAGGATTAGCCTGGAGAAAGGCTCGAACCGGTCCTAGGTAGCGCTTCGCCACAATGTTCGCAGCAGCAGGTAAATTATAAAAGGCTCTCGCAACTTTCCCTTTCTTAAGAACTTCATCCTTCAAGGTCATGGTTGCCATAATCTGAGGGCTGAAGCCCTCTTCAAGAACCTCTTCTATCTCTCTCATCTGTGCATCCAATGTAGGAGAAACATAAACGTCAGCGCCGTGGATGTCTATAAACTTATCCTTTGGCCCCATGAAAGGGGGCCCAATAGAGGTAGCCAAGTTTACAGAGTGGAGACAGCTACCGGGTATCCCGCGAATAGCATCCTCCGTGCTGAGCACGTTATAACCTTCACAATCCGTGCCTATAAATCCACTAAGGTAATCATATATGCAGACAATGTCGTTCTCATCGAAATCGACATTATTCGTCTCCATTAGAGCATGATAAATTGGATTCTTCCATACTCCATCATCATCCTTTCGTGTTTTAAAATCAGGTGGACCATAATCCCCAGGTTGAACCTCAGGAAAATGTTGATAAACATCCGTGGCTAGGAGAGAATCCTGAATCCGAGACTTAGGCCTAATGCCGGGTATCGGAGGGTAGAGCCTCCCAAAGGAATATAGCTCAGCGCCTTGTGTTATAGCATTCCAGACATTCGACTTTTGTTCAAAGGATAGAGTCTCGGGCTCACGACCATCAGGCGTGAACGTGGAAAGTACAGCAGCGGACTGGAAAGTGGTGTAGGCCATATTATCATTAATTGCCTTCCTAATGACCAGTGAGGGTACAAAGGCTGCTAGAGAACGGGAATCAGAGAAACTTTCCAATAATGCGAAGTGCATTCCAGCTATCTTCCAAGACGAGTTGTGACAAACTGCGTACAGCATTCCACAGTCCCCATCCTTCGTCCCACAGTTGGTACTTAACCGGAGATCCGTACCGATCCTAATGACTTTGCAATCAGTGGTATTGTACATCTCTTCATCAGGACCAAAGATGATTCCTTGGTCATAAGACGAAATAGATAGATCGACATCAGGAATGAAATACTGGAGAATGTCGCTAGTGGCACTCAAGTTTGAATTTCGCACCAACATCAACTCGGCATCAGGAAGAACGAAGTAATTGGGCTTTCTGAGGAGCGTCTTAACTACTCTCTCATTTGGCAAGTTACATCGTTGGATCGACAGAGTGTCGCCCTCTTTCCCTATGTGAGTGGGAACAAGAACGACACCCGTTGAAACGATAACGCCTCTTATTTGTGCATTGCCATTCGTAACATTCACAAAATTCCTCTTCACAGCTTTGATCATATTCTCAGCTGTCCAAGTTGAGGGGTTCTTCCGATTAATTGGAAGGGCTCTGACTCCATCGGCCCTAATATATCCAGGGGAGATTTCAGTAGCGTTGTTAACACGGGCTTGCGACCGCGCGACTGCTGTACCCATTGCTATAATCAGGCCGAGGAAGAGGGTTATTTTGCCTGCATGGGTAACAATAGCTTTTGCGCTCTCTTTAGCTGCCTCCTGGAACTCACGAGCAAGATCACGAGCGATCAACCTAGTACCAAACCCCACAATACTCTCCTTTACCCTACTAAAAGTGCCTGAAACATCTATCATTTGGGGTCGGATGATACCGTGGAGTGTCGCAGGGACATCGTCGGTATTACACGAACAGGTAGCATTGCTTGGAAGAAAACACGTAGGGCAATGTGTTGCTACAACGCCAGCCTCAACCCTCCTTTTCTCTGATTGCCACCAATCATCACAATAGGCGGAAACAATCTTGAAGACTTGGGAGACTCTAGCGTCCTTAGCAATAACCCTCCACTTCCCATCAACGAATTTCTCAATGTCCACGATAATTGAATCAAAGGTACCAGAAGCCTTAGCCTTGTTAGTCAACAATCGAGTAAGGCCTTTATCATCGGGCTCACTCGCGAATTCAGGTCTCGGACGAACTTCTAAACGGAGAGTCATCCTCCGATAAAGAATCTCTGGTAGTTTGAGGTGATCTCTTGCTGATGCATCCTTGAAATTTGAGGTGTGTACAACGAGAAGAGGTTGGATAAAATTATGCCCCTTGTTTTCTGCAACTGCGGACTCATTTTCAAAAGGGCAGGTATCAACCAACTGAGTAATGTAGCTAATAGGATCCAAAGAATCACTTGATGGAGGAGCCTTCAGTCCAACATCAACGTCGTTGAACTTGACCACCCACGCCTCTGGCTTGATATCCGATTGAAAATTAGCCTTTGGCTGAAACGTTCCGATAGCTGATCCTCCTTCGTGTAGTCCCCACTTGTCACCGTGTTGTTTGCGGAGTGCATCGATAAGGTGCTCAACCAAAAAGGTCTTACCGCATCCCGGGACTCCATGAACGAAAATATAGGCTGGTTGGATGCGAGTTCTCGCTCCCCTACCACTCCTAATAGTGGAGATAAACCTGTCCAATTCATTTTTGGCAAGCATCACAGGATTCCGTAAATTGGCACTGTTCGGAAGAGACTGCAAGGTTTCTCCGAGCTCCACACTAAGTGAGTCTGCTCTTTTGAGCCAGTCATCATAGGTGCTAGGAGCAACCCACGAAGGAATTTCACCCGCAACAACTAATTTCTCGATAGTCTCTCTAACTAATTTGTTGTCAGGAGACACAAGAGTAGGAAAGTGGGTCCTAAGTCCTATAGCGTGCTTGATAAGAACAGCTGGGGGGGTCTTCTGGCTAAAGAGCAATGAGACGTCTCCCTCCTCAATAGCCTGAAGGATACGCGTTCTGGCAATGACAAAGCATTCAACGATGTATTCTGCTATGTTCTTACCCATATCACGAATTAGAACGAACTTGGTGCTCGCAATCAAGGCTGAGATTGTTGAGGATATGCTGTTCGGAATCTCTCTAAAGAAACTGGCAATCTCACTCCACAAATGAGCTAGGAAGCCCGTGGCAAACCCCTCAGGTAAGGCTTCTCCTTGGTCAGGGGCGCCATTCTGAAAATGAATACGAATCTCCTCTTCGAGGTCATCCTCGGTCATCAGTTCTCCCGACTGCCGAGCTGTCACTCTCCAGCGACTGACGAACGCCCGACTAATATAGTCCATCAGACCGTCAAGAAAACTCAACTGGAATTCTAACAAATCGCTACCTGCTAAAAACTGTGCGAAGGCAGTGACATACTGTAACCAAGTAGTGGACACAGCTAGCGAGGCCAATAGGGTGACTAATCGCGTCCCAAAAGAGCGAAAACGCGGTCTCAATTGGTCCTCCAACATCTCTGTAAAGGATAGCAGTAGGACATTGAGTTCTGAGACAAGATTGGTCGGAAACTGGTGATGGTGCTTCACATGCCAGAAACTCGTTGGTTCAGCACTAGGCATAGCACTAGATGGTACATTGCCCTGGTATCTGAGCTTGGTAATCTCTTTCTCTAGCTCTTCACGATACATCTTTTGGATGATCATGTCCTCAGATTGACACATAGTAGTAGTGATCTTCCTCTTAACATAATCAAGAAATCTTGGAGCACAAGAAAGAGTGACCTTTTCCTCCTCGGCAGTAACACTTGTAACAAGAGTTCCTAGAGGTTCCGGTTTGGGTTCTAGTGTCTCCGGTTCAGTCGATTTTGAAATAAGACCGCTTTGGTGGCGAATGGTTGGTAATCGGTATTCCTCAAGCCGTCTAAGACGCGGGATGACTGAGGCGACCTGACGAAGAAATCTCTCCTCATCTTCTTTCCGCAGTTCCCCTTTAAGGAAATCAACACCGGCCTTCCAGATGGGACGATTCCTCTGAAACGCAGGTCGAAGCTGCTCCCATCTCTCTACAGTAGACACACCTTCCAGAATGGGGATAACCCTTGTTTCAGGCATGAAGTGACCCAAAGTAAATTGTGTCGGCTTCCTACCTTGCTTACGTGGCTCGTAATACAAGATAGAGATAGATGCGTTGGGGAGCAGAGTTCGCATCATTTTAATAGTCAACCTGGCATGCATTAATAGCCAAGCTGGGTTATTAATAGAAATGTGAGCTCTCTTCCTCTCACTAGGATCTTTGATAGAGTCTATCTGGGCTTGAAGATTGGCGATCTTCCATTCTGCCCAGCGCCTATACTGAGAAGAGATCTCAAAACCCCCACTCAAGGTGGGTCGCTTAGGCTCTCCCCGGCTAGGCGGTAACCGGACCGGGGCATAGTCTCGAGCCAGTACAGAACGCTTAGGCTCATAAGCAGCACCGCTCTTCCGGGATCGAGCCTGCCGATTCTCACCGAGTCTCTCCACCTTAGACTCTAGATATTTAGGAACTCCACTGTCCTGAAACGCGTGTTCGCGCATTGCAGGGGGAAGACCAACATACTGTTGTCGAAGCTCCTCCAGATTCATACCAGGCTTATATTGCACTCTTGGAGTGAAAGCGGGTAAATTAGGGTTGAAGGCCGCTAAGTCTACAGCAGGATCAAAGAATCCAACTGGATTGAAGGGGCTTGCCCTCGGATTGAGTTTCCGAGGTTCAGACCTGCTGGTAGCAGGTTTAAGAGTGGAACCACCTGGTTTCCCACCAGATAGAACAGGGGTTCTTAAGGCTTGTAGATGTAATGTATATTGCGAGGGGGCTTGTTCAAAGCAGCTTCCGCTGCAGTTTATGGAAATGGGGGGGATAGGTTTATCCAGCATATCGCTAGATTGAACAGTGTAACTAGTCGCTTGCATTGGTAAAGAAAGTGGCAAAAGTTGATGTTCAAAGCAGTTTTGACTGCAGTCTATTGAATCTAAGGAAGTAGATTCACCCAACATATCGCTAGGTTGAACAGTGTGATTCGTCGCGTGCATATGGAAAAAGTAGGGGAGTTTTGAACCAGGGTTTCTAAATAAACTCTGATTCAATCCGCTAAAGCGGTAAAAATCCAACATATCGCTAGATTTTACGGTCCATGGTGTATACATATTACCTACGAACTGTGCAACAAAGTTGCGGGGGGGGGTTTTCACTGGGAGACCCCGCGGTCTCTGGCCTTACGGCCGCTCTCATAAGCGAATGGATCCTGCTTATCCATTCTAGAAAGCCCAATTATTATTGCGTGGGGAGCGCACAGGTTTACCCCGGGGGAGGGAACCAAAAGAGGTCCCCCCCTAGGCTGAGGGTTAGCCTAGATATAGAAAATAATCCCTCTAATGACTTTCGGTTTCGTCCGGAAGTCTAAAAACGGAGCAATTGGTTTATTTACTCCTACAAACTTTTATCATAACATACTTCAGATAGTCTTCTCCACGGGTTTCTTAAGCTCTCGTGGTCACAAATTGGTATGCTACAACTATATTTGTAGCCTGCCTAACAGAAGTGACGGTCTCGATTCTTCATCGAGAC